CGGACAAGGATCATAAAGATGCCGTCCGTGCTATAGTGTTACACCGCTTTAGTGTGTACCCTGAGGATAAAATGCCTCCTAACCTTCGTAACTTTTATAACGATTTGAAAGCAGGAAAATAAAATGAACAAGTTTCTTTTGGTATTGCCCTTTGTGGCCGCCCTTACAGCATGTGGTCCACAAACAGAAAGCTCAACTCAGATCGAGCGCCGTAAGCAAGAAGAACTGAGCCTACAGGCTGTACAGTCAGTTGGTATGCCAGCAATCACTAACTTTGCTGAAAAACGTATGTTCAAAGATATCCTTGAATTGCGTGACCGTAGCGTACCTACTACAACTTATTTGGTTGGTATGAATAACCAATTGACCAAATTGTGTGACTCAGTTGGCTATGGTTTGCCTTATGCTACACAGTATACCAATCCAATGCGTGTTGGCGGTGATGGTACTCATGGTTATGTTACCTTACCACAAGCAGATCCAAACGGATTGTACTCACCAGCATCAGCTGAAGGTACTTGGATTCTATGTGTGGATCACAAGGATGGTAAGGCTAAACCAATTTATGTTGAGCCCCGTGTTATTGTAAGCCCAATCGCTTTACAGTAATATGAAACTGTTTGCTCGCTCCGGGGGACATTGGCTCTTCTGGAGCGGTGTCTTTTACATTAGTTTAGTCATACTGGTTGCGTTAAGTCCGTATGGTCAGTATACTTGGTATACACAAATTGTATGGATAGTTTTAATATCATTACCATTAGTTTGTAATCCGCTGGCTCGCTGGCTTAACATGAGAGAGAATCATATGTTTGATTTGTTTAAGAAAAATAAGATGCCAAAAAATGTAGTGCCGTTTCCTGCTTCGCCACCAAAATTGGTAGAGCCGCCTCCAGAACCAAAGAAGGCGCCCGTAACTTATTACTCGCTAGGAATGAATAGCGAAAATCGTCTAGAATTCAAAATGGGCTATAGTGCTATTAGCATGAACTACGGCGGGGTTACTAACTTGATTGAGCAACTTGAAGTATACAAGAAACAACTTGCTGATTACGAAGGCATCAATGATGACAATGTATAACGAAATTGAACTTATGGAAATGGCTCGCGACTACGAAGCCATGGAAAAGGTAGCACTACAAGATGCTGAAGAACTTCGTCAGTTACGTGATGGCGAACGTATCATTGTTCCAGTAGATATCGAACATGCTCGCACTATGTTTAAACTGTCTTGTTTTTATCTTAAACAACACAACCCGGAGAATTTGAGTTGGACTTGGTATAATGAAATTTAGAAAGAAACCAGTAGTAATTGAAGCAGTTCGTTTTATTTACAATGAGCAAGGCATGATTGCGCTCAAGGCATTTTGCGGTACAGCATTGGGCAATGTTCGTAAGGAACGTCATCCTACGGCTCTAGCAGAAGCAGAAATTGGCACACTAGAAGATGGTGTCCATTTGACTGTGAAACATATTGCCACAGAAGGCGACTGGATAATTAAAGGTGTACAAGGCGAGTTCTATGCCTGTAAGCCAGATATTTTTGAAGCAACATACGAGGTAGCAGAATGAATCCATTTAGAGATCAAGAAAAGTTTATGAAGGCTTGTGATCAAACAACAGACAACTGGAATGTAGATCAGTTTAATTTATATGTTAATTTGATTGAAGAAGAATTTGGCGAACTAAAAGTTGCCATTAAAGATTGCGATCCAGAAGAGATTGTGGATGCTTTGACAGATATTTTGGTTGTTACTATCGGCGCCGCTCATAGCATGGGATGTGATATCGAAGGCGCTTGGAAAGAAGTTATGAAAACCAACTTTGCTAAAATTGATAAAGAAACAGGCAAAGTTCGTAAACGTGAAGACGGCAAAGTACTAAAACCAATTGGTTGGACGCCTCCCGAATTGAAACCATTTATTACAAAGGAAAAAGATGCCTAATTTAGTGCCAATGGTAATCGAGCAAGAAGCTCGAGGTGAACGTAGTTATGACATTTATAGTCGCTTGCTCAAAGACCGTATTGTCATGTTAGATACAGATGTTAACGAGCATAGTGCTAGTTTGATTGTAGCACAGCTACTATTTTTGGAAAGTCAAGGAAATGAAGACATTAATTTTTTCATCAATAGTCCTGGGGGTGTGGTTACTGCCGGCATGGCTATCTATGACACAATGCAATTTATTAAACCAGACGTCCAAACCATCGTTATGGGTCAGGCTTGCAGTATGGGTTCCTTGCTCGCTACTGCTGGGGCTCCTGGCAAACGCAAAATTCTTCCAAACGCTCGTCACATGATACATCAACCATCAGGTGGCGCAGGCGGACAAGCTACAGACATGGAAATCCAAGTAAAAGAGATCTTAAAAATGAAGCAGAGTTTAACCCAAATTTATGTAAATCATAATAGTAAGGGTAAAACTTTTGAGGAGTTTTATACGGCTATGGAACGGGATAACTTTATGAGTGCCCAAGAAGCATTAGATTTTGGCTTGGTTGACGAAATAGTTACCCGCAGAACTTAACAAAACGCCCATAAAGTGCGTATATAATGGTTGGACCTAGTATACTATAAATAGTATTAGCTAGGAGTGTACTATGGCCCAACTACCATTCAATTGGTCAGAATTAACCCGCAGTAATCTGTACTCTATGTTCTATTCGCTTAATAGCGAAATAGTGGGCAAAGAGCTGTCTCCTAGCCAAATACAAAAGCGCATTATAAAGCATATCAAATCCCATTTACCCTTAAAAATTAAAAAATGCCTGTACGCACCTACCACTTCAGGATTTGTGTTTATGGGCGGTGTATACTATAGTAATTTGGATCACAAAGGCAAGCCAGCCATAGAAGTTAATTTTAACTACAATCCCAACGATAAAAAGTTAAAACTAACACAGCATCGTTTCAAACGTATGGCCATTAGATTTGCCGATGTTGTACTACACGAAATAGTACACATGAGACAATTCCGTGCTAGAAATTTCAAAAATATTCCAGGTTACCAAAGCACGGCAGAATACGCCAAAGATCGTAAAAAGCAAGAGTACTATGGCGACAGGGATGAAATGGGTGCCCATGCTTTTAATACGGCTTGCGAATTACTCGATCGTTTTGGCTACGACCCAACAGCGATTGGACATTATCTAGATTCAAACGAATGTCGTAGACATAAAAATTCCACTTGGTGCGATTACTTAAAAGTTTTTGATTGGAATCACAACCATCCAATTATACGCAGAATGAGAAATTTGATTATGCGTAATTTGGAAAATGCCTACTACGGCAAGCCATTTAAGACCACAAACCACTTGACATACTGATAATTACACTGTATAATAAACACTTATACAGTAACTTATCGGAGTCTACATGAGCGTTTGTGCCAGTCACATTTGGAGTTTGGAAAGTCATCCAAGCCGTTTGAACAAAGAAGCTATAATCGAAGCTATTGCCCAAGAAGGGTGTGATGAATTCTTTGAAGGGTGTCGCCTTGCTCTTGATCCAATGATAACTTTTGGACTCAAACAAATACCGGAGAAGAATGATGAAGACGGCCCTGGCCTACCTTGGGATAGTTTTACTCTCGCTCTTACTGGCTTTGTCACTCGCAATGTCACCGGTAATACAGCACGTGATATGATTCAGGCGATGATGAAAAGTGCCACTAAGGCAGAGTGGAATGGCTGGTATCGTAGAATTTTAATTAAAGACTTACGATGTGGTGTAAGCGAAAAGACTATTAATAAAGTAGTGGAGAAAAAATATGCTGATTACAGTATTCCTGTGTTTGGTTGCCAGCTTGCCCACGATAGTGCTAATCATGAAAATAAAGTCTCGGGCAAAAAACTTATTGAGGTTAAACTTGATGGGGTTCGTGTTATCACTATTGTTCGTGCAGATGGCCGCGTCGATATGTTTAGTCGTAACGGTAAGGAACTTGCTAACTTCCCTCACATAGCAGAACAGATTAGTAACGTAATCAAACAGAAAGGTTCTAGCAAGAGCATGGATGTAGTGCTAGACGGTGAGATTATGAGCTCCAGTTTCCAAGACTTAATGAAACAAGTACACCGCAAGGACAATGTCAAAGCAGGTGATGCTGTACTACACTTGTTTGATGTGTTACCTTTGGAAGACTTTGAAAAAGGTATTTACAACAAAGACCAAGAAACTCGTAGTGAGATGGTTAAGTTTTGGGTAGCAACAAATAAAGACCTATTGCCTAATGTGACAGCTTTAGAAAACGAGTTGGTTGATTTGGATACCGAAGAAGGCCAAAAGCGTTTCAAAGAAATCAACGCACAAGCCATTGCTGGTGGTTACGAAGGTATTATGATCAAAGACATCGATGCTCCATACGAATGTAAACGTAGTGTGGCTTGGTTAAAGTTGAAGCCATTTATCGAAGTTAGCCTTACAGTAGTTACTACAGAAGAAGGCACAGGTAAGAACGTAGGCAAGATGGGTGCGTTGGTATGCGAAGGTGTAGATGATGGCAAGGCTATTCGTGTTAATGTTGGTAGTGGCTTTACTGACCAACAGCGTGACGAGTTTTGGTCATGCCGTGTTGATGGCCAAGTTGTGGAAGTTCGTGCCGATGCTGTAACACAAAATCAAGACGGAACATATAGTTTGCGTTTTCCACGTTTCAAATCATTTAGAGGATTTACAACAGGTGAGAAAATTTAACTGGGAAAAGTTTAGAAAAATATTTTGGTTCTTGGCGGCCATACTGGTAGTTGTGGTTGTGTGGCCAATGCAAGACTCATTCAATGACGATATACGTGCTCATAGGTTTTGTGCTTATGGACAGGTATATGCGGAATTTGAACACAATGGAAAAACATGGGGTACTACATTTTTAGACGATAATGGTAAACCTGTTAGATGTTCAGAAGATGATACCAAAGAACAGACATCATTACACAAGGAAATAATATGAGAAGCAATTATTGGTCATGTTCAAAGTTTGCTGACTGGGTTCGCGGCACTAACAAGTTGAGTGCGGCAACAAGCGAAGAATGGGATGAGTGGCGTACCACTGCCCAAATGAAACATAACTTTCGTTACTGGCTAGCCGAAGAAGCATTAGACGCCGTTCAAAATTTTATTTGTTATCCTGGAGATAAATTAAATGACATCAGATATTACATCAACAATCGTTGGGTTAGTAAGAGTCACGCTCTTACTGCCGACCCTCGTGATATCCGCCCTGGCAGTTGGAGTGACGTTGGTAAT